GTGGATGTTGCTGGAGCACATAATTATTACACTTCTGAGTATGCAAAAGTTATTACTCAAATGAAAGAAAATCCAGATGCAAAAGTGAGTCTTAATCTAGAGGATAAATTAAATGGATAAATATGAAAATTTTATAGAAACTGCAAATTGGAGCGTAAGGGAAGAGCCTGCTGTAAAGATTTTTAGTTTAGACCTTACTCCATCTATTGTTGATGAAGTGAATGAATACATTGATAATAACACCATACCAAACAATATAAATTATGCCGTAAATTTAGCAGGACAATTAAAAGAAAATGAAAAATCTGCACAGTTAGATTTTGACTGTAGTGCTGGAGTTGGTTTGCAACTAAAAGACCTTTTGGATACGATGGCAACTGCATACTTACAGAAAGCGTATAGTCGCATATCTAAAGCAATGGTTTCTGATCTGTGGACTAATCATGCATATGCTGGAGATTATAATCCAATACACGATCATGGTGTAAAAACAGAAGCTGGACTTAGTGGTATATTATGGTTAAAGGTTCCAAGTTGTATTAAGAGTGTTACTGAAGATGATGACGCAAAACAAGGTTTAACTAATGCTTCTGGTCTTTGTGATGGTTGGACACAATTGATCTGGGGTACAACTACACGTAAAGACGTATTACAATTAAGACCAGTAACAGAATCTTATGAACAACCTATAGCTGGTCGTTTAATAATATTTCCAAACTGGTTAAAGCATCAAGTATTTCCTTTTTTTGGTGAAGGAGAAAGACGTTCTCTGGCAGTAAACTGGAATGTTTTTGATACTAAAAAAGAATTAGAAGATCATCTTAATGGAGAAAAACAATAACTAAAATAGAATACAAATATAATGAAGACAAAGCTTTGTCTGAATTGAAAGAATACATCGACTCAACTTATGATGAACACTATAGCACGAACCAGTTTCAAGCTACAGAGTTCATTATAGACGGTGGACATGGTGAAGGTTTCTGTATCGGTAACATCATGAAATACGCACAACGATATGGAAAAAAGAACGGTTATGATAAAAGGGACTTGCTAAAAGTGATTCACTATGGTATTATAGCATTATACAATCACGACATAATGGAGAAAAGTGAAAATGAAACTAAGTAGTCAAACAATAAATGTGTTGAAGAATTTCTCAACCATCAATCAAAACCTTGTAATCAAGGAAGGTAGTGATATTACTACCATGTCAGCAATGAAGAACATTGTTGCAAAAGCAAAGGTAGAAGAATCTTTTACAAAAGAGTTTGCAATCTATGATCTCAATGAATTTCTATCTGCACTGTCTTTATTTGGAACACCAGATTTAGATTTTCAAAATGATTTTGTTGTCATAACAGAAGAAGGTTCTTCTAAATCCTTAAAGTATTGGTACTCTGATCCATCTGTGGTCACTACACCAAACAAAGATATTACTATGCCATCAAATGAAGTTAAGTTTGATTTCTCTAGTGATATCCTTGCAGAAATAACAAGAGCTGCATCCGTTATTGGAGCTCCTGATATGGTTCTTGAAAATGGTAAACTTAGAGTTACTGATAAAAAGAATACAACTGCAAATGATTATGCAACTGAATTAGATGTTCCAGACAGTGATGTAGAATATAAATTCTGGTTCAAGGTTGAAAATCTAAAATTGATTCCTGGCTCTTATGGTGTCGAAGTTTCTTCAAAAAATATTAGTAAGTTTACTAACTCTAATATTGATATAGAGTATTTTATTGCTCTGGAACCAGAATCTTCTTATGCCGCTTAAAGTTAGGAAACTATATTATGGAAAATTTTTTGTGGGTCGAGGAATATCGTCCCAAGGATGTAGGCTCGTGCATACTTCCTAAAAATCTAAAAGACACTTTCACTGAGTTTGTTGAAAGTGATCATATACCCAATCTGATATTATCAGGTGGGCCTGGCGTAGGTAAGACAACTATTGCAAAAGCAATGCTTGATCAGATTGGTGCTACGTATATGATGATCAACGGTTCTGAGGAGTCAGGTATTGATGTACTCAGAACCAAGATTAAAAACTTTGCTTCTACTGTATCACTTGAAGGTGGCAGAAAGTATCTAATACTTGATGAGGCAGACTATCTAAATCCACAATCTACTCAACCAGCCTTACGTGGTTTCATGGAAGAGTTTCATAAAAACTGTGGATTTATTCTTACTTGTAATTATAAGAATCGTTTGATTGAACCACTACATTCTCGTTGTAGTGTTATTGAATTTTCTATTCCTAAATCTGAGAAACAAAACCTTGCTTCTGAGTTTATGAGGAGAGTTATAAGTATACTTGATATAGAAGATGTTAAGTATGATAATAGAGTTATTGCTGAGGTTATTAATACACACTTTCCAGACTGGCGTAGAACTCTAAATGAATTACAAAGGTATTCAGTATCAGGTACAATTGATGCTGGAATACTGGTAAATTTAAGTGATGTGAATATAAAACAACTTATGACTTGTATGAAAAATAAGGAGTTTACTAATGTTAGAAAATGGGTTGTCGATAATCTTGATAATGATTCTGTTCATTTGCTCAGGAGCGTTTATGATAATCTTTATGAGTATGTGGATGGTTCTACTATCCCTCATTGCGTTGTGGTCTTGGGTGAGTACCAGTACAAATCAGCTTTTGTTGCAGACCAAGAAATAAATATGATGGCCTGTTTGACAGAAATTATGGCAAGAGCTAAATTTAAATGATCAATGATTTTAACTGGTGGCAGTGGGAAGAATTTTATGACAAAAAACAAATAAAAACCATACACGATAAAATACAAAAAACTTATAGTGGAATGGAACCTACTGGCCTTACGGCAGGGCAATATGAAGATGGTACTGATAGAAAAGTAGTTGATGTACAAATGGTATCATATGAAAGTATTGTTCCAGAAATATATAGGATAATAGATGAAGCTTATGTTTCTTGTAATGAGAATTTTGGGTATGATGTAATTAGGCCAACTATGATTGACTCTCTAAATTATAATACGTATACTGCTAAAAGTAAATCTAAATATGATTATCATGTTGATGTAGCAAATAACTCACACTATGATATTAAAATGACATTGTTAGTTAATTTATCTCCTAAAGAATTTGAAGGTGGAGATTTTTATCTATACCAGCAAGAAGATATTTTAGTCCCAGAACTTAAAAAGCCAGGGTCTGCAATATTAATAAAATCTGCTATGAATCATAAAGTTACTCCAATTACAAAAGGTACAAGAAGAACACTAACATTTTTTATGAAAGGGCCCGCTTGGAAATGATTGATGTATACGATAATGTACTAGAAGAACATAATGCTATATTAGTTGATGATACTGTTAAACAATTATCTTGGAAATATGATTACTCTTCTCAACTAAAGAAACCAAACAAACATTGGCATATTATCTGTGGACATAATGTAGAAGAATGTACAGAAGCTGGATATGATTGGACTCACAATATATTTGAAACTGCAATGCACAAATATAAGTTTAAAGAAAAGTATGATGTTGATACCTATCTTAGAATCTATATGAACGCTCACACTCATGGTATTGAACCACACTTTCATGTAGATGATGGGGATTTTACTATGATCTATTATCCACGGCTTGATTGGAAATTGGAATATGGTGGCGGTACGTATATTGATGGTGATCTAGTAGAATATAAAGGTAATCGATTAGTTGTGTTTGATGCTCCCCTTCTACATTCTGCAATGCCAGTATCTAGAGAATGTTATCATTTAAGAACTTGTGTAGTATTTAAATGCACTAAAACAGATAGTAATGTTAATTTCTTTAGAAATGCTATAAAAGGTAATAAATTTGAAGTGAAGAATATAAACTAATGTATGAGTTAAAAGATTACTTGAAAGCCATAAATCAAACTAAAGAACCTCTTATGGATGGTGAAGATGAGGAGTGGGAGAAGAAATATCCTCCATTTATCGTTAATAAGTGTGTTGCACCCTTTCCAGATACTATTCAATTAGTTAATGAAATAAACCAATTACCACACCTAGACAAGAAACTTCAGTTTGATTTTTTAATAAATAGTCTTAGACCAAGGAAAAGATATACTCCTTGGGTGAAGGCGATGAAAGTTGATAATTTAGAGTATGTTAAAGAGTATTATGGCTATAGTAATAGTAAAGCAAAATCCGCTCTTGAAATATTATCTGATGAACAAATTTCTGCCATAAAACAAAAATTAAATAAAGGTGGAAGACATAATGGAACAGATTAATTGGACACAAGATCAGATGCTAGAAGTTGGTTTGAAAGAACCAGATGATTTTTTAAAGGTACGTGAAACGCTATCACGTATTGGAGTTGCTTCAAGAAAAGAAAGAAAACTATATCAGTCTTGTCACATTCTCCATAAGCAAGGTAGATATTTTATTACACACTTCAAAGAGTTATTTGCTCTTGATGGGAAGGTTGTAAATTTATCTGAAAACGATATTGCTCGCAGAAATACAATTGCAAACTTATTAAAGGATTGGGGTTTAGTAGATATTATAGGTGTTGCAGAACCAGTGGCTCCACTAAGTCAAATAAAAGTTTTATCATTTAAAGAGAAGAGTGAATGGGAACTAAGTACAAAATATAATATCGGTAAAAAGAAAGAAGTCTAATGGAGCAATTCAAGTCTTACATCACAGAGGAAAAGGATGAACGATATAGGATTATTTGTTTTTATCATGCAGATGATGTTTTACAGGATCAACCAGTAAATAATCATCTTGGAATGATGAAAGTTATGAATAAAGGTTCAAAAAAATCTGGAGTGGAAATTCATTATGCAGATTATGTGGGAAGTTATTTGTCTGAAAAGAATGGTAAAACAATTCTACATTCTTTGGTCATAGATGAAAAGAATGGACATTATATTAAACCAGACTTAAAAACGAAAGAAACAAATTATCTAACTACTGAACTTGACCAAGAAAATGATATTATATTATACAGAGATTTGCCAACTAGAAATCCAAAAAGAAGGTGGGGAGATTTAATTAAAGAATTAGAGCTCAAAAATTTTACAATTATTAATCCTATGGAATGTTATGATATTTGTGCAAGTAAATATTTAACTGATGTTTTCTTGAAAGAACATAATTTACGAACACCCAAAACAACTTATATAACTCATATCTCAGATTCAGAAAGGGCGTTTAACTCATTAAATACTAAATTTCCAGTTGTGTTAAAAGCATCAGCAGGATCTCAAACTGGAATTGGTGTTGTGATATTAGAAAGTATGAGGTCTTTAGATGCGACAGTGCAAATGTGCCAATATATTGATGTTCCTATGGTTGTGCAAGAATATATAAAAATTGACTATGATGTTAGAGTTATAGTTTTAGATGGTAAAGTAGTAGGTGCAATGAAAAGAAAGGTCATGACTGATGACTTTAGAAGTAATGTATCTTTAGGTGCAGAATCAGAAATGATAAAATTAACGGATATAGAAGAGAGAGATTCAATTACAGCTGCTTCTGCCGTTAAAGGTAGATTAGTGGGTGTTGATTTTCTACCAGCAAAAGATAGGCCATATATTCTTGAAGTAAATGCAACCCCAGGCTTTACTGGTATAGAAGAAATCCATAATGGACTTGTTGCAGAAATAATGACGTATTTTAAAAATCGTGACAACTGGAACCTTGACAAATAGATTAAAAGGTAATACTCTAAACTTATAAATACTCACATATACAAAAATGGAGACAGCGATGAGTTTAAGAGGATATGTAAGACAAGTCAGACCTGCTCAAGAGTCTCATGTCAATCATCTAGATAAAGTTCAAAGTTTTTTGACGGAAGCTGTTACTACAGAAGCAACATATGCTGAAATGGCCATTTGCTATCAGTATAATCTTTTGCGAACTGATGGTAATTCCGATAGAGCATTATCCCAAGCAGGGATAAGTAAAGAAAACTTTAAAAAATTATTCCCTTCATTATTAGAAATTGGTAAGAAAGTTGCCAATCAGATGAAAGATCGAGGCCCTTGGTTATTACATTCGGGTAGTGGTTCTGCTAATACTTTCTATTCACAGGGGAGAGATGTAACACCTAAAGCTGATTTCATTGGTAATAATAAGAATTATATCTCACTTAAAAAATCAGCAAGTAGTGGTAGTGGTGCTCAATTAATGAGTGCTAAATCTGGTGAAGCATCTGGAGTTGTTGAAGCTGCTATTGGCCATTATGAAAAAAATACTTCCGAAGATTTTTCTAGAAACTCCGCCTTTAAAAATGCTATGGATATCTTAGAAAATAAAATGAAAGAAACTGCTAGGAATGATTTAAATGTTGAAGTTGGAAAGGGTAAATCAAATTTTGAAAAATGGTATATTACAAAAAGTTCACAAGCAATAAAGTTAAAAAAAGACCCTAGAAAATTAAAAGCAAGGGATATAGAAGCCCATCTCAAGGCAGAATTGTCTTTGTTAGGTGCTACTCGTATGAACGCTAAAGCGCAAAAGAATTTAATACCAAAAATACCTGCTATATCTGCAACTGAAATAGAATCTGTTTTTAAAACATATCAAGAAGATGAGGATATTAAAGTAGGAAATGTTAAAGTCAGTGCTAGACATTTAACTAAAGTTTCTCCTGATAAACTAACAAATCCAGAACTCAAAAAACAAGTTGTTGAAGTAATTCAAACATCAATAAATGCTACTGAATGGCAAATTGAATTGCAAAAATTCTTTAACAATAATGAAGAACTAAAAAAGTGGTTGGTTTATGAAGCTGCATCTGGGTTATATAAATTTACTGGCAAACATTCCGATGGTAGTAACTATTATGGCCCAACGTCAGCTGTAGCAAATAAGATTTTAGTATTTTCGGATTCTGGTATAAAAAATGAATATGATATATTGCAATATTCTATGGACAATTCTCAACTTGCAAGTAATGTTAGTGTGTCATATAAAGGTTCTGGTAGATCAAAATATATTAAACTTGGAATTGCTTCACACTACGAATCTGAATTGCCAATGCTACAGGAAGAAATTTATCATCTCCAAAGACAATATATGTTGACAGAAGGATTCTTTAAAAATATTAAAAATAAATTTATGGGGTTTGTAAATAAATTACAAGATATCATAAAAAGATTTTATGAAAAGGTTATAATGAAATTTGTTGATGGAATTAAAAAAATAGCAAAAAACGGTGTTACTGCTGTTGTAGATGCTCTAGGATTAGAAACAACTGGTACAGTTGGTTTTCAAACACCAAGTTGGTAGCTGCAATGATGTCGTTTTCACAACTCACAGAAGATAAGGGCGGTAAGAACCTTCACCTAGAACACTTAGAGGATGAAATCCTTAACTATGGTGTAGATGGTGGTCGTGCAGCTTTAAACTTCCTACGGT